TCGGCTTGTGGCACACGTAGCTGTTGATTAAGATCATCGAAGTATTGTTCAAATATATCTAATTGAACTTGTGTAGCTGTTTTATTAAACTCATCAGGAGTTATATAACCCCGTTGTTCTTTGTTGAGTATTAGCAAAACGGTTTTATATACTGTATCTACGTTTATTGCCATTTATATTTTTTTTAAGTATAAGGGCCCGAGTGAACGAGCCCTATACTATTGTTACATGTTATTTTAGCTTTTTCTCGATAGACTTGAAGACTTCTACGCCTTCATCTGTCTTAAAGAAAGCTGCCATAGCAGAGTATGGATTTTCATCAAATGGTACATTCATTAGTTTTTTACCATTAGATGCCCATGAAAATGATCTTTGATCTTGAGATAAATTTATAATATTAGCCTCAGTAGCTAGTATTGCAAAGTTTCTAAGTTGAACATTTTCATCTTTAGCTAGATCTAAAAACAAAGCTGGATTTTGTCTAGCAAAAACAAGTGCATCTCGTTTCAATTCTTTAGACGATAACTCACCTACTTTACTACCAACCTCAACTCTCATTATAGCTTCTAGATGTTCTAGGTTCATACCGCGAGCAGCGTTTAATGCATCAATTTGCAACTCCATAATATCTAATTCATTATCAGCTATTACAGTGGAGTCAAACTCTTTGTATTTCTTATCTTTTAATGGGTGATACAAAGATAATAATTTTTGCAACGCTTGATTTCTTTTAGGAACAACTAACGCTCCGTCTCTAAATAATATAGTGCCCATAGTAACCTCACCTTCTTGCTCGTCTTTAAAGCAAGAGTTCATATTTGTAGCATATCTAAGTTCACGCTGCGTATTTGTTTCTTCATCATACCAAAGCATAGGTACTTTCCTACTATGCTTAGAAGGTATTCTCATGGTTAAAGGTTTGTATCTACCAACAACCATATATGTTCTATCTTTAATTTCCCAACTTTTTTTAACGTTAGGTTTTTCTTTTGTTTTTGTCATGATATAATATAATAAAATTAGTTAAAAGTAATAACTACCCTCGTCAGTACAACGAGGGTAATTACTACAAAATTTATGATTACGCAACTACGTGAGTAAACAATACAAAGTTATTAGCGCCTTGCACACACAAACATCTTTCAGATAGGAAGTTTACTTCCATCGCATCAAGATCACTTGTGAAAGCACCACCAACAGATCCAGTCAACCAAGACTTCATACGACGATCGTCAGTTTGTGACGCTCTATATCGTACGTGTAAGAATGGGCGACGTATGTTAGTACCAAGAATTTGGTCATACACTGTCGATGTACCTGCAGGGATTAATACTCCGTCAATAGCGCTTACACCATAAGTTGTAGCGTCTGCTTTGATAGCACCTCTTGTAGAAGCATCGTTTAGGTATTTCCAGTCAGTTTTGTAGAAGTCGTAAGAACCTCTGCGGAAACCATTGAATCCTAAATTCAACGCCATATCTTCTGAATTTTCGAAGATACCATAAGAACTACCACCACCGTAGTTTGAACCAGCGCCTTGTGGAGCGCCTACTCCAGCTAGCATATCGTCAAATCCTAGCGCAGTTTCACGATTCAAGAAAAGCATGTTTTCTTCAATAGCTCCTTGCGTGTCTAGGTTACGTAGAATAGCATCAAATTCTTCTAGTTTATCACCAGAAGCATTAAAACCTACTTCTTCGTTACCACGAGTTTGAATAGCAGCAAACAGACCTTCTGTACCTTTAAAGCCGTTTGCAGGGTCAGCAGCGGCAGAACCAGTTGCAGCTTTTTCACCTTCAATTACTGACATTTCTAGGTAATCTTCAAAACGTAGTCTTGTTTCAGACTCAGCCTTTAAGTACCATAGATACCCTCCAGTTCCGTCTTCAGTAGCTACTTCAACCCAACCAATCTGAGCAGTGTCAGAACCAGAAACAACATATTTGCTTCGGATAATAATTGGTGAGTTAGAAAACTGAGTAAACGAAGGGTCTACACTTACAAAGCCATCAGTTGTAGTAGCTGAGGTGTTGTTAGGTAAAGATGAACCTTTTGAATACTCAGAGCCGTATACAAACATTTTTACAGTTCCACCAAGACCAGAAGTGTCTGCAGCAGTGTAAGGAGCTACAACTACATCTCCAGTTGTTAAGTTAGAAGATATTACTACAGCTTTTAACTCATTACCAGCAGCATCTAGTAGCACTACAGTTTGGTTTACTGAAATTACGTTTTTAACGTCTGCGGCAATAGGAATAGTAATAGTACTAGTACCCCCAGTGTTAGTACATCCGTCGTAAGCAATGTGCAAACGGTTTTGTTCAGACCAAATTACTTGGTCAGAAGTCATAGGCATTTCAGCTCCTACCATACGTAAAAATCCAGAAAGTGTACGGTTTCCGTAGCGCTCTATTTCTTTTTCGTAAATCTCAGGTAGATATTGTTGAGCAAATGTATCAGAATCGCCATCACCAGTACCGCCATTAAATGACAGGTAGTTAGTGTCTAGCAATTGTTGTTTTTGAGATGGGACAATACTCCCAAATAATGGATCAATTCCAGGCATGATTAATTATTTTTTAATTGTTATTTTTTTAACTTTAAGTTTTGAAGAATCATCGCCACTAATAGCTTTTACTCTAAGTCCATTTACAAATACTTCGCCAGCAGATGTCTTACGCGGTTCAGTCGAAATGTTTTTTGACTTAGCCATAACGTTTTTAACAGCGTCAGCTTTTCCTTGTTCGTAGAAATGTTGAGCTAAAGTATCAGCGTTTCTAGCTGCGTACAAAGCTTTGTGATAACCTGACAAATCCGATATCTTATTTTCTTTATCTAGGAACTTCCCAATAAAATTAGTAATATCGGACTGAGCGTCAGCCACTTGCTTAGGATTTTTAACACCATACCTAAACTTCTTGTCCCCAACGGTGAAATCAAAACCTTTGAAATCATTAGTCAAAAAGTTGTTAGTACGATCAACAAAATCATTATGCATTTGCTTTACGGCGTTTTGCTCTTCATTGTATCGATTGAAAAAGTCTGTAGCTTTTTGTTGCTCTTGGGTTACGCCCGGTCTCAACTTGATCTCGTCGTAGTATTTACCTTTTAAGTCTTCCAAAAAGTTTTTGGCTTTTCCAACTTCTTCTTTAAACGCAATTTTCTTTTTGCGTATTTCTTTTTCGTCGTCTAACTCTTCATCGTAACTAAAGTCTTCTAATAAAAGACTAACATCGTCATGATCAAGATGCGGTCGTGTTTGTTTATAATATTCTCTTACTAAAGTATTATTATCTACGTTAGTGTAGTCTGCATTCAATCGAACATAATCTTCGACTGTACCACCAGTTTCTTCCATAAACGAAACTAGCTTTTCAATATTTTCAGGTAAAGACTTTTGTTCTACAATATCTTGTTTAACTTCTTTTACCTCTTCAATAGGTTTTATTTCTTCTTCCGATACCTCTTCAATAACAGAGATAGGGGACTCTTCATTTGAATCGGTGGCCCGTACTTCTTCAACCACTTCTTTGCTGTCGCTACTGTCTTCGGATTGTCCGACAATATCATCGCTTGCATCTGTGCTTTGCTCTTGAACGGCATTTTCTTCAGTTTTAATTTCTACTTTTGTAACATCTTGATCTACCTCACCTTGACTGCTTGGTATTTCTATTTTAGTTACATCTTCTTTTTTACCTAAGTTTTTAGGTTTAGAAGGTTTTTTAACTTTAAACTCACCTTCTTGTTTCACTTCTTCTGACATAATATAATATAATTAAATAATTAAAAATTTTTTATCGAGGCTCAAATTGTTCAAGCCCAAAACCTCCAAGCGAGTCATTACCAGCAGACTCAAAGTTTTTTGGTAATTCGTCGTTTTGTCTTTGAGATATCATTTCAGATTGTTGCGTTCCAATTATTCTAGCACGCTCGTCTTTACGATTTTCTATTTCTTTCTCTTTTTCTCTTTCAACTCTAGCTTTAGCTTCAGCAAGCTGTATATTATAATTAAATTCTTCGGCCATTAATTGTTTTTTAATTTCAGCCTCTGTTTGCATACGTTGTATTTCAAATTGAGACTTACCTTGTTCTAATTGCAATTGGCTTTCTGTTAAAGCTTGTTGTTTTTGGAGCTCTGCAAGAGCAGCTTTTTCTGCCGTCTGCGAGTTAGCTTGCGCTTGAGCTTGTATATTCTGCTGTTGTGCAGCTTGATCTCTTTCTATCTTTTGCTTACGTTTTATTTTAAGCATTTGATTAGCGAGCTTTAAATTAGATATTTCTCTAAGATCAATAATATCTTCTAAATCTATACCGCCAGTTTGTAGAGCAACTTGTATGTTTTGCTCTAACTGAGCTTTTTCTTCTTCATCTGGTTCTAGCTCTAAGAAAATACCAAACTCATGTAGGTTTAATTTTTCTATTTGTGACAGCGTGTTTGTGTTAAACACACTTATACTGTTCATTAATGCGTTTTTAGTTAATGGGAAGTTTAACATATCAGCTGCTCGTAAGCTTATATTTTCTGCAGCTCTTACCGTTATATACATTAAAGACTGTAGTATGTGCTTTGTAGCCGTGTTTGATGCTGCCGCAGCTAGTTTTTGTAAACCAACTAAAGCATTTTTGTCTGGTTGACTACCATCTCTAGCTTCATTAAGACCAGTCACATCTCGTATCATTTGTAAGTAATATTGATACGTTTGTACTAGCGCACCTATTTTAGCTTGACCATTTGAGGTTTGTAGCTCTTGAATAGGAACTTTGCCAGGATTTATATCACCGTCAACAGTCTTAGATCTACCAACAATACTACCAGTTTGAAAGTACATGTTTAAAGCTTCTTGCGGATTGTAATTTGTACCGTTGCCTAAGTCAACCTCTGCTAAACCATCAACGTCTACAAACACTCCATCTGGTACCATGCGGGCAAGTACTTGTTGTATTTTTAAATGAGTAAGTTGTATCATGTCTGCAAACCCAATACACTTGCTTACTAAACTTTCTATTCTACCCTTGTACATTCGAGGAGCAGATATAGCGTAGTTCATTTGAACTTTAGTCTGATCACTGTAAGGTCTTGTCATGTTTTCAGCTAACTCCCACTTAAGCATCTTTTCATGCCCAAGTATTTTAGCTCCGCTATATAAAACCTCTATAGCTCTATGCACTCTTTCAAAGTTATCATTTGCTGGTGGATTAAAATCACCAGGCTTTTCTAAAGCTTTTTCTAAACCTTGATCTGTTTCTTTTATTTTAAATACTTGATTATTATAAGTTTTATATTCAAAGTATAAAACTTGGACATTATTATAGCTATCATCTTGACCCCAATAGTTTCTAGTATAATTAGAGTCACCGGGATATTTTTGTATTTCTTCTAACTCAGCATCAGTTAAATATGGAAATTGCTTTTTAACTTCTTCTAAACTTACACTTTTAACTTCACCAACGTAATATGTATCTTCAAAGTTAGGATCTTCTGTGTATGAATAAACTAAATTAGCAGGATCTACATAATCAATTGTGATACCATTAGCTAAATTAAAATCTGTTTTAGCACAACTAATACCTATAGTAACTAAATCGTAAGCTAACCTTTTCTTTAACTCATGATACTTGTTAAAACTAAAAACATTTTGTATAAGCTCTTCTTCAGCTATTTCAATAGCTTGCTTGTAACTAAGCTGCATGTGAAGTTCTAGTTCTTCTTTAGTTCTAGGCAAATCATCTGCAGGTACATTAGTGTTTTTTAAGTTTACACCTAAGTTTCCTTCTGCTTGAGCTATAAGATCTTTAGCAAAAGCATCTTTAGCTAAACCAGTTGCGTGAGCTGTTCTTTTTTTGGTAGAGTAAGGATCTGTAGCAAAAGATTTTATTTCATAACCTTTATCAGCCATACCATTAACTACAATATCTACAAACTTAGACAATACAGCAACGGGTTTCCAGTCTAAATTTAAATAAGACAAATCACCATTAATTGACAACTCATCTTTATACTTAGCTACAGATTGCTCGCCTCTAGCATATAATCTTAATCTATGAAAATCTTGCCAGTTATTACCAAAGCGACCACCGGCTCCTAACCCGCGATCACCTCTAAACCATTCGTTCTCAATAGCTCTACCTACTTGATAACCGTAGTCTAAAGTATTCTTTTCTGCGTCCGGTACCACCTGACTTGGAAAGGAACTATTTACATTAGTATAAACCATTTATTGTATTATTTTTGAAATGTAACCTGTGTTATCATATTTTTTAAACGATATGTTAACTGGATCTCGTTGTTGTATGTTTACTGGTGTATATTTATTTTTATTACAAGCCATTATGGCTAAGCCAGAGCTAATAGTAGCATCAAATTTTGTTCTGTTGTTTATATTAAATTTAGCCCAATCCTCTAAAGTTCTTTGAAAATACATATTTCCATGTTCATTTTCTTTTAACCCTACATAATCTTCTATATAAGACTCAATAGCAGCGGCATGCGCTTGCTTAATATCTTCTGATGAGTTAGGTATTCCGCCTATTTCTCTTTCTGCAACTGAAAGCTTATTGTAAAGTTTATCAGGTCTATTAATAGAAAACTTTCTGTAACCTCTGCGCTTTAAGTAATATAGCAATCTTGGTTTGTTGTTCTCTGCTAGTATAGGCATGCCATAAAAATGCAATGCCATTAGTACATCTTCAAAGAATATTTCTGCTGTTGGTGGTCTTGATATGTACTCTAAAAAAAACATATTAAATGGAGCGTCTTCCATGCTAAATTTAGTTAGACCGTGCAAAGATCCTTTAGAACCTTGTTTATCTACGGTACCTGATATATCGTAAGAGTCACAACCAAAAGCACCAATGTGTTCATTACCAGGATATTTAACTCCATTTTTTATTATCACACGGTTTTGTAAATTTCTAGGTGGAATCCAAGACACAAGAAATCTACCATTTTTTTCAGGGTAAAAATTAACTGTAGTATCTTTTACACCACCAGCCCACTGAAAATTACCTTGAGTAACTAAAACTTTATTTTTAATATCTTCATTGTAATCTATTTGCTCGTAAATTTTAGTTAGATTAAATAAAGATAATTTTGCTTCGTCTCTAAATGCGTGTTTTTCTGTTCGAGGAAATTGACGATAGTATTCATTTAAACTATCCTGATCATTTCTAAGACCATCAACTTCATTTTCCCAATGTTCTATAACACCTGTAGTAATTAAATCGCCCTGCGCATCTTTAACTGCGTCTTTTGGTGAGTCGAATACAGGTACGCCATAAGAATCAATGAATCCTTCGTAGTTCCATTCCATAGGTATGAACAAACTATATAATCCCGAGCTAGTCTGTCCGTTGCGGTTTCTTTGTGTGACATCTGACGCATAGTATAATTTTTTAAAGTTATCACCACCTTTGTCTAAAGAGTTACTTGTAGAACCCATCATACATTTACCAACAATTTTACTACCTAGTCTCATTGTTGTTTTAGTAACACGCCAGTTGTTTAAAATGTTATCAGGACGCTCCCACTTACCTGATTCATCATGGGCAAGAAGCTTGAGCTTTTCACCGTCATATGAGTTGTCACCCGTGTTTTTCCAATCGATCGTGGTGTCAAGACCTTCAATTTCTTCAGGCGTTTCACCTTGATCAAGTTTACGCCTTGTAAGTTTAGAAGCTGGTACTCTGTATGCGAGCTCTGTTTTTGGCCTGTCCATACCGTCTTGTATTGGTTTAAAAAAGAACGGGTAGTTGACAGACATGGGTACGACTTTGTCGGTAAACATTTTCTTGGCATCAGCTCCTGATTTTGAAAGTATGCCAAACCTTGAATCTGAAGATATTGTTGCTTGATGTACAAGTTCTGACGACGCCATAAAGGAGAAACCAGAGCGTCTGTTTTTAAGATAGCACATTCCATAACATCTTTGATCTGCTTTACAGGCTTCCCAGAATATAAAGAAAATTCTATTTGATTCTCTATAATCTGCGGCGCCAACGTCAATTTTAGACCACTGCAAGAACATGTAATGAGAGCCAGTAATATAAGTAGATAAACCTTTGTTTTTAAACCAAAAACCTTCTTCTCTTCTTTTGAACTCTTCATCAATATAATCATACCATTCTTCCTTAAAGTTAACTGGATATCTTTCCCAGTCAAACACGCTTTTAATTTTAGACAGTTTTTTTGGGTATTCTGTTTTTACCCAACGCTGATCTTCTTTTTCTTTAGATACAGCGTAAACGTTTTCAGGAATAGCTGGTAAAGCTATTTTAAGGTTTTGTATTTCAACTACTTCACCTATAGTACCATCTTTACTTATAACTACAACGTCGTTTTCAACGTCATAACCATACTCCCACTTTTTATACCTATTGTTTCTTTTTAATAACTTAGGTTTAATGTGGTCTTTTATTGTTTTTATTAAAGACTGCTCGTACATTACCTTGATCTACCTTCAGCAAAACCTTTAAAACTTTTTTCTTTGGTTTCTCCAGTTTTATCTTCAAGCATTGTTTTTTCTTCTTCTATTCTAGCTAGTATTTCAAATGCGTCAAATATAGCAAGCTTTTTTGTTGCGGCTGCGTTTTTAAGTCTATCTGCAGAAACATCATCTTCCGTGTTGGTAATGATTTTTTCTTCAGCAACCTTAATTAACTCTTTAACTGCTTTCTGCCCAGCTTGGATTATATTCTTCCTCGTTTCCTTTGAACTCATATTTAACTAAAATATCATTTGATTGCATACAATATAGTCTTTGTTTATCTATAATAAACTCAAACTCCCTATTAGATTTAAAACCAACTAAATCACCCTCATGTATACCAAGTGACTCTAGTGTTTTATTACCTATTTTTACTATACCTTTGTTTTTTTGTTCTGGTTCTAAAGACCATTCATCTTTATTTTTAATTGGAATGATAAAACATCTTTCACCTACAGATGTCCACTTAACCATGCGTTTATATAAATATATTTGATCATACTGACAAAAATACTTATTATCATCAAACGTTTTACTACTGTCAACAGCTTTACCTTTTAAGTTGTAATATCTTCTAAATACATTGTGATGTATAATAACTTCATCACCTTCTTGTATAGGTGTATCAAAAGCAGTTGGTGTAGTAAGTACAACAGCTTTTCTGTTTATAAGCTTAAAGTTTTCTATACTAGAATTAACTATAAGTTTATCACCTTCTATATCAATTTCATTATTATACCTTTTTCCATTTGGCACAACTATAAAATCAAAAACACTTCTCATTAATATTCTAAATCATATTCAACGGATATAGCCATGTTAGAATTAAACTTCTTCCATGGCAATACTTCGCTGTTTTTCTTTATGAATATGTTATAAGAAGCATCATCGTCTTCAAACAGAATATGCGATATCTCATGCCCACCATATACCTGCTGGCCCAAAGCATAGTGCATAGCATCATTCTTATAATCAGAACCAATACTGATTTTTCTTATAACAGTACTCATTACTCTTCTGATTTAACAACAGCTAAACCTTCGCCGTCTTCTTTTTCTATTTCAGTATAACTACCATCTTCGAGATTAATATTTACAGAACCATACTTTGTTTCAAGTTCTTTTTTAGTCTCTTCGATAGATTCGTTAATACCAGCAATTTTATGAAGCATGGCATGCTTACTAGCCTCTAATTGACCTATTTGATTTACTACTTGACCTAACTCTGTTTGTTGATCTTTAATTGTTTTAAGCTCTTCAGCTGTAACTTTATTTTCCATTTGATTTAATTTAAATTATTCACTTATTTATTATTACTCGATTTCTTTGCTTTTTCCCAAGTCCGACCCACAAAATAAGCGCCATACACTGTTATTAATAGTGACTGAAATATTGGGATATATTCTTCAGCTACTTTAAACCCACCAATGTTACCATCGAAAAATGCTAATGCCGTAAATATAACAGTAAGATATATTAACACTAACGGGCGTATATTCTTTGATAAAAATGAATCTGATTGCATGTCAAGTTTCCAGCGCTCTGTAATTTGTGTTTGCGCATCTTGATCTGCTTTTTCCAATAACTCTTGTATCTTTTGTTTAGCGGCTAGCCTTTCTTCATCTGTAGTTGTAAGTTTGTCTATTACATTACCTACGTCTTTAATTAACCCACCAGTTAAAAGACTTAAAAGTTTTTTCATTTACTCAAATAACTTTTTAACAGCACGCCCAAGCATTGTTCCATCTTGATTTAAATCACTAAATACAGTGTCACCATCTTTATCTGAATCGTACAAAAATCTACCCTGATCATAACCAGGAGAATTTGAATCCAATATAGGTTGTTTAAATGAGCTTTTGGCTTGAGGATTTGATGGTGGAAAAAAGTTAGCACCAGCTTTCTTTTTACGCATTTCTGCTTTCTCTTCAGCAGTAGCTGGTCTAGCCCCTGTGTTTTGTAAAGCTGAACCTTCATTATCCATTTTATATGGAGACATTTCACCTACACCACGATTGTCACTTGGTATTTCTGTTAATAGATCTTTTTTCTCTTGTATTTCTTGTTTTTTATCTAGCTTTTTAGCTTTAGCTTCTTCTACTTTTTTAGTTTCTTCTTGGTAAGCTACGGAACCTTCCATCATGATTCCAGAAGTTTTTCCTTTATGATCCTTCAATTGCACACATGAAGAACTTTTCTTTTTAATAGGATTATTATAAGCCATTTTTTTTATTATTTATTTTTCAAATTGTTGTAAATATTTTTGTAGCTCAGAACCATAAGTTAATTCTAATCTAGGATCTTTACCTCTTTTCTTTAATTTACGATACTTTTCTTGGTCAATTGTTTTACCTTTAGCATCAAAATATTTTTCAGTTATACCATAAAGATCTGTAGGGTCAGCCGAATAATAGCGTCCTCCGTATCTCTCTTCAGCTAATTGTGTGTCATCAAAAAGATTTGTTCCAAAACGACCTAGCCCAGGTTGATCTGGAGTTCCTTGTATGTATCGAACTTGTTCACCTTCTTCAAACTGTTCACCAGGAAAAAAGTCTTTCATTCTTACTTGTTTACTAGCAAACTGATCTTTATTAAAATAACTAGCCCGCTTTAAAGCTAAATTTGCTTCTTCCGCAGCTTTATTTCTAGCGTACTCAGGTGTTTTTCCTCTTGATAAATAATTAGTGTATGTTTTAGAAAACATATCACCAGCGTTTTCTAAAGCCGCAGTTCTAGCCGCAGCAAGCTCGCTATTAAGAGTTTCAAACGCAGACATTGAAGCTTGTTGCTCTTGAGCTTCAGTAGCATCACCAATAGTAAATTGTTTAGACATAGCTTTGTTTTCTTGCTCAAGCTCAAACTTCTGCTTTTCTTGTTTAATTTTAGCTTCATTAGCTATATCAATAGATTCATTAATATTTTGAGTTTTTAAATTTTCTTTTGCTTGCAGCTGTAATGCTTTTTTATCTTGAGCGGCTCTTTTTTCTGGAGACAAAGCCATATAAGCAGCTTTGCTTTCTGGAGTTGATTCTAAATAATTTGTGCCAGTAACATGCTCTTGCTTTTCTACTGTGCTTGGATCAAATTTAGCTGTAGTGCTGCCTTGAAATGTAGATCTTGTTCCTCCAGGTAGTACGTCAGAAAAAGTACCAGCACTAGCGCTATCACCTGCATGACTATGGCCGCCTTCTGCAGTGTGTGGATCTGTATCTTTAAAAGGGCTTGTTTTTTTAAGTAGACTATTTCTTTTCTGGAAATTTAATCCGCGATTCATTCGTTCTACTATACTTGGTTTGTATGCCATAATTATATTTTTATGCGTTTCTATATGCTTCAGCTTCCCACGCTAAATTCTTATCACCTTCTTTTATACTTGATCTTGGTATTACTTTATCTTTCCAATAAACGTTTTCATCGTCGTAGTCAAGATCACCACGTCTCATTTGTGCAATGTGTACTTTTTCGTGAGCAATAACTTCATCTATTTTATCTGGTCCTACCTTATCATTTATAATAATAGTACCATTGTTGTTAGCTTTACCTAACACCCCATCTTCCATATCAACGTGATACACTGGAGTATTGTCTATTGGAAACGGAGGTGATATTTTAAATGCCATTAGTTTCTGTATGGGAATTTTTCGTTAAACCACTCTTGTCTGTTATTACAACCACAGTTTATGTTTAGACCTTCAGCCATTTTATCAACTACTGTTTTAATACCAGTAGCTTTAGTAAACCTAGCTATGTCGTCGCCTAAACCTTTTGATTTCATTATTTATAACAATGAGCTGCAGCTGGTGATCCATGATGTTCTTTGTCATACTTCATATCACCTGCTAATTTAGATATATGTTTTTCGTCTGCAGTCATATTATCATCACTATGGCCATGTTTAGCATCATAGTTGATATCTTCTTTTAGATAATGAATATGAGCGCCATCGTCAGCAACTGATGCTCTGTAGTTTTTCTTTGTCACTGGAGTTTTACAGCATCTTGCATTGCCAGTATACTCACCATAATGTCCTTTTTCCATAATTACCATTTTACTTTGTCAGCCCAGTAAGCAGCAGACATTTTACCTTTTTTAATATTTTTTGCATGACGAGCCTTAAAGCTAGCACGTCTTGCTTTTGATTTTGAATCTTGCTTTTTACCAGCAGTACTTACACCTTGTTGGCCAAACCTAATTATTTTTTCTTTACCATTTTCACAAGCCTTAACAATATGTGATTTAGTCTTGTGCCCTGGTGTTTTTCTAGGCTTGTTACACTTTAAGGTTTTTTTGTTTACCTCAGGCACCTTGAGCTGTTTTAGTTATAGGTCCTGGCGTGTATTTACATTTCGCCATTTTAAGTTTGTACCCAGTTATACCAGAGCTACTACCAACACCCATTGGAAAACCGCTAGTATCTAGTGGCCCGTCCCAAACATGAGACTCTCCTACTTGCCCTTCAAGTGTTGGCTTACCTAATAACTTGCTTATTTTATTATCCATAATTATTTATTTTAGTTGTTTATATAGACCTGGATTTTCAGAGTGGCCACCAGGTCCAAATGCTTCCTCTTGAGCTTTACTCATTTGAAACGCCGCTCCAACAGAAGCCTGTCTCATTGTTGGGTTACCAAAAGCAGCTTCGGCCATACCCATTGTTTGTTGATTAAATACAGGCTGAGCCGTACCCATCATATTTGCTTGCGCTGGCACATCATAACTAAAAGCTTGAGGTTGCCCCATTTGTTGGCCAGGAACAAAACCTAGCGGTGATTTTTCATTCATATCTAAAGGTGTTTCGGGTAAGTTCACGGGGGCTCCAACAGCTGCTAGTTCGTTATCAATCATAGCCGGCGCTGCGTTTCTATCAGCAAGAACACCGGGCGTAAAATTTCTTAAAAACTCTTCTGCTTGGGAGTCTAAAGCCGGAATGCTAGTGGGCTGAAATGCTTCTAATTTAGTACTAGCGTCTATTGATGTGCTTTCTAGTTTTTCTTTTTGAATTTCTTTATCTAAATTACTTTTTGGTTCTTGCCCTTTTTCTTCAGCCATTTTATCCATGGCTTTTTGCTTTAATGCATTTCCTATTTTGTCCATACCAGCCTGCACACCAGCCCCAAGTATCTCGGCGCTACGATCAATAATCATAGCAGGGTTTCTATAGCTTCCGCCACTTTGTATAGCTGGCATGACTATTCTGTTTGGAGAACTTGGAAGTTTTCCTGGTAATTTAAACTTTCCCATATTATCTGTTTTTATCTTTGTTGACTTTATTAATAGCAAATGATAAAACCTTATCACTATAGGTTTTACCTTTCATTATGCTATTACGTCTGGTGCTAGTAGGTATATCTTCTTCACCTAGCATAATTCTATACATGCGTGATATTAACTGTTTACCTTTAAATGATACTTTGTATATATTGTACTTCTGTGTAGTTCTATTATACTTTCTCCAAATTGTAATCCAGTCATTTTTTAAAAGCTTGTTCCAACGTCGGTTATCCCAACTAAAGGAATACGTACCGTCTTCAAAATCTTTACGTGTAAACATATCCATGCAATCTAGATATATTAATAATTCTAGCTCTGCATCGTTAAGATTATTGTTTTTACAAGCCCACTTACGTATTATACGATAGTGTTTAAGAAGATTTAAATCCCTAATGTCACTAGCGTCTAATTTCATAATACAACAACTACATCAGTATCTTTTATAACGTAAAAAACATTTTTATCAACCTCAAGTCTATTGCTTGAATGTTTATCATAAAATATTCTGTTACCTTTTTTAACACCTCTAACATCATCGCCACAATGAAGCACAGTTGCTTCTTTATAACGAATATCAAATCGTTGTTTACCAGTTAACATAAGACCGCCATCTGTTTTTTTAATGGTATCTTCTTTTTTATTTTCTATAATTATATTTCTACCTATCGCTTTCATACTCAACTCTTAAATTATTGATTACACAATCTGTAGATAATATAGTGGTAGCCACTGAAGCCGCGTGTTTGAGTGCGCTTTTAGTTACAAGCAATGGATCGATAATGCCTTTATCAACCATGTTTACGATATCACCTGTAATTACATTAACACCCATACCTTCTTCGGGCGTACCAACCTCTTCCAGTCCAGCGTTATTTAGTATAGTCTTAAACGGTGCTTTAATAGCTTCTAGCAATATCTTTTCACCAGCTGTTTTTGCTTTGGTTTTTTTAGATGCGTCAAGCAAAGCTATACCACCTCCTGACACTATACCTTCCTTTACCGCGGCTTTAGTAGCACAGATAGCATCTTCAACTCTATCTGATTTTTCTTTTAATTCGATTCCTGAATTAGCACCTACTTTAACAACTGCAACCTTACCTGATAATCTAGCTAAACGCTTTTCAAGACGTATAACTTCACCCGGCGCTTTAGCTTTAGTTATTAAATTTTTTACTGAACTAATTAATTTTTTTATTTCTTTAGTAGACGTGTCTACTTGCAATATAGTTTCTGTGTCATTAGTTATACTTTTATCACAAGTACCTAAAAAGTCTGGGTTAATAACATCTAAATCATCTCCAAGATCTTCATTGACTACAGTGGCGCCAGTAAGTAAAGCTAAATCAGAAAGTGTATCTTTTTTATTTATACCGTATGTAGGCGCGTTAATAACATTTACTTTTATATTACCTTTTACTTTGTTCATAGCAAGTGTTGCTAACACTTCTGTTTCTAAATCACCTACCACAAGTAAAGCTTTTTTGTTTTTAATTACATACTCTAGCACTGACTGTATTTTACGCACAGATTCTACAGGTGACTCTAGTAGTAATATTAATGGATTGTCAAGCTCAGCTACTCGTTTATCTTTGCTTGTTATAAAATGAGAGTTAGTTAAACCTTTATCGTACTGAACACCGTCAACTAATTCAAGCTCTGTAGTATCTTCGGTTGTTGGCTCCATCACAACAACGCCATTTTCACCAGCAGCTTTAAATGCTTCCCCAATTATTTTACCTAGATCTTTATCGTTGTTACAACTAATAGTAGCAACATCATCAAGCATAGTACCTTCAACTGGTATTGCTTTTCTTTCTAGGTATTTAATAACATTATCGACAGCCTTACTTATACCTTCTTTAATGTTACGGGTGTTATCTTTATCTAAATTTTTGTAAGCCTCTGTTAAGATTGAGTGCGCTAGTACCGTAGCCGTTGTTGTTCCATCGCCAGCTTCTTGGACGGTTTTTCTAGCTGCTTCTTTTAAAAGCGTTGCACCCATATTTTCAACTGGGTCTCTTAGTGTAATACTGTTTGCAACAGTTACACCATCTTTTGTAATTACAGGTTTACCTTGATCATCTTCTAAGATAACACATTGGCCGCTAGCTCCGAGTGTGGAGCTAACAGCTTTTGTGAGTTTTTCTATACCTTTAAACACCTTGTTCTTTGCGTCTTCCCCAAAGTTAAGGTTTTTGACAATTTTGTCTGACATAATTTAATTAAATTTAATTTGATTGTATAATATTATTCAAAGGTTTTTACCACCTTAGGACCTTTTACAAATTCAAGCTTTTTGGTATAATGTTCAATACTACCATCAATTGCAGCCTCAGCACTTTCAAGAGTTTCTCTACGAGTTACATCTTGCCATTTATCTTCTTGATCTTTATATTCGGTTTGATAATATCCATTTGGTAGTTGTACTATTCGCCAATTTTTTTTATCAGCTATATGCTTCCAAAAGTTTATTTGGTTTTCGGATATTTGTGGTTGACTACTCCACGTGTGAGTCTTGTAATATAGTGTCATTGGTTTTGGTTTATATTAGTTTATTTGGTTGCTCTTGCCCGAGCAGGGTATACTTTATATATCACTTATTTTTAGTGATTTTTACCAAGGCACGTCTTTCGCTTCGCTAGTAGGTGTTATTTGTTTTTGAATCTTGGAATCTACACGATCTGCTATGTTTGCTAAACTGCCGTCCGCATTTAGCCATTCTTCAACTTGTGATTTTGTTAAATCGTCAAAAGCTGTAAAATCTTCAGGATCTGGTTTTCCAACAACAGATGTTCCAATAGCCTCTGCGGTGTAAGCATTACCATCAGGGTCTGTTTGATCTGATGTTGCAGTGTAAGTCCAATGTATATTATACACCACATCCGAAAGAGAATCTTGAGTTGGACGCACATCAAGTTTATTTATAGTCCAATTATATGTGTTTGCCATTTTTATTTATATTAATTCTTTTAACAATATACCTACATTTACATATCGCCATAAACCGTTAGCTTGAAATCTAAATGCCAATCTATCACTAGCATTAAATGTAGCTGTTTGACCAAAATCAAATACAACAACTTCACCAGCATTATTGCTGTAAGAAGAAGTTACTGATTGAAGTAAACTTCCATTTTTGTAAACCTGTAGTGTAGCAGAATTTCCTGTAGGGCCAGAGGTGTAAGAACTATAGGGGTTATTTGATACGTTTACTTTACTTACGCAACCTTTGAATAAAGTTCCTACAACTCCATAAGCATATGGAAAAGCGCTTGTCATACCGGTGTTATAAAGCGTTCTAATAGAAGTGGTGCTATGATAAGCCCTCCAATTTATAAACATTGATTGCCCGTAAAACTCACTAGCTTTAACAGCACCATTTACGTCTAGTTTTGTACCGCTAGTTGGTGAAGTTGTATTAATACCAACATTAGCCTCATTGAATGTTATATTTGCATTAGAATCTAATTTTATATAACCACCACCAGAAGACTGCTCCTCATCTCCAAGCACAAAAACAGTGCTACTGTTTGGTGTTATTTCAAACCAAACATCATTAGTACTACTACTACCTGTAACTTTAAATGCAGTAGTAGAATTAGAGTTGTTCCTAACTTGAAGCCTAGCGCTAGGGACTGTAGTTCCGATTCCAACTTTGTTTTGAAAATAACTTTTAGAGGCATCTACATAAAGAAAATCAGAGCCTGCTGAGCTGGAAACTGTAACGTTGGATGCTGCGTTGTTTACTCTAACACTCAAGCCACCATTTATACCTATATGATCACCTATCATAGCATCCCCGTCACTGTGAAACTCATGGAAAGCTTGTAAATATGTTATACTGCTAGTAGCTTGAAGCGCGCCGCCACTGCCAGCGGTTAAATAAATATTATTATCTAAAAACCTAATGTAAGTGTCACTGTCGCCATTATGATATAAGTACTCATTAAACCCTGCGTTTCCAGCTACATCTAAAGTGTAATCTGGGCTAGTCGTGCCGATTCCGACATTTGCATTTACCATTAATATGTTACTGCTAGTACCTTTTATTGTAGCACCGTCACCGCCTTCGTCAATATCCCCAAGCTCATAAATGTAAGTTGAATTGGTCTTAAGTAGAAAATATCGATCACCACTAGTTTCTTCAGCTTCTATTAAAGTTCCGTTGGCGTTTAAAGTTAATTTATCTGCACTGACAGTGCCAACCCCAAAGATGCCATTATCATTTGCGAATACAGGTCTAAAAAAATTAATTGACATATTTTATTTAATTATTTTATTATTACCCTACGTATGTAAGTAATACTTCATAAGCTGAATCAGAAATGTTTCCTGTAAATGTTACAACTAAATTAGCGCTTGACCTTGTTACGCCCGCATATACT